CACCTGTCATAACATACCAATTTGATAATACATTATATAATCCTGGGTGTTGTTCTTTATTTACTGTCTGAACTCTTGAGGTACCATCCTTATGAACTACGGCAGGTATCTTGTCTGGCTGTAAACATTTAACTGCATATTGCATGTATGGACTTGTAAAACTCATATCAAACCATTTACTTGCATGCTCTTCCATAACTACTGGAGCAAAAGGCCTAAACGATTCTCTTTTTTTAATAAGATTAACTTTATCTTTAATATTTGGATCTCTTGGATCAGCCAAGATAGATCTGTTCCCTAATGCCCTTGGGCCGTATTCAGCCCTTCCTGTTGCTACCGCAGCAATGTTATTTCTTATTAATTCTGTAATTATGGCTCCCACTGGATATTCTCCGCCAAGGTCATGGCCAAGATACGGATGCTGCCAATTTATATGGCTTCCATAGGCTGCTGCAGCCGCTCCAAGCGACGATCCAGCATCACCTGGGTTAGGCATAATCCAAACATTATCAAACATTCTCCAAAGCATCGTATTGGCTGCACAGTTAAGGGCACAACCACCCATAAAAACAAGGTTACGCTTACCTGTAAGTTTTTGCGCCATGGCCATAAAATTAACTAATCTTTCTTCGTATACCTTTTGAACAGCAGCAGCAATATCAAATTGCTCACGGTGTCCAATATGTTCATTCCAATCATTTATTCCTTGATGAAAATTATATTTTTGTTTATTTATATCTGGAAAATATTCTTTTACTTTAAGATAATATCTTGTCCAATCTCCATAGGCTGCCATGCCCATCATAATATATTCTTCTTGATTTGGTGTGAGTCCAAGCAACTTAGTGAATGCTGAATAAAACAAACCAAAACTAAAAGGATAATTATTTTTATATACTTGTTTTATTTTAGATCCTTCGCCAACCCAAATAGTAGAAGTGTTATATTCTCCAATTGCATCAAGAACTACTATAACAGCATCATTAAAAGAACTTGTGTAGTAACCTGCAGCAGCATGAGAGCGATGATGGCTAAAATATTTTGTTGGTACTCTTTTGCCAAACATATTGTCAACCATATATTTTGGCTTCCAGTCACCAAAACCACCTTTTAATAAAAGCCTTGATGCTTTAAGTAATGGTTTTTCATAGTAAGCAATTTGATCTGGAAAACCATATTTTAATGCATCACCAAGCAAATCATTATTAATATACCAATCGTTCTTATTCTTAGTATATCTTTCAGCATGTCCTGCAAAAAGTATATCTCCGTTTTTTATTAAAGATACTGATGCGTCGTGTGATGTTTCATTAATTCCAAGTATTATCAATTTATCTCCTTAAAATAAAACAGGGATGTCTGTTAGAACATCCCCATTTTATCATAATGATATTAGAGCATCTGTTGCGGAGTTCCGCCACCACCAGACTTCTTTTTAGAAGCCTTCTTTACTGGAGCCTTAACATTCTTAAGTGCACTCTCGATATCTTTTACTTTTGGCATTCTACCAAAAGCCTTGTCGTTTGGATTAACTGCTCTTGCTGCTACTGGAATAAGAGCACCAACGAGTGCTGCCCAAAGATCTTTTGGATCTGTTACTCCAGATACATAAAGAGCAGATGCAGCACCAACTACAGAACGAGCATATGATGCAAGCATTGCTTTCATTTTTGCGTCCATTTTTTTCCTCCTAGGATATGAACTTAGTTATGGCATCGTAACCTAGCCATAATCCAATTATACCAGCAACTCCAGCAAACACTGGTGGCGCTGGAACTGGTAGTTTAAATGCTGCAAATACTACTCCACACCCAAAACCTGTTAAAACTGAAAATATAATCTCTTTCATAGTTCATTTTCCTTTATTTTGTCTAGTGGTGTTGGTAATGTTACCAGCGTTCCACACTCTTTACATGTACCGTCCAAAAAATATAAGCCTATCTCATAGTCTGTTGGATCAAATTGAACTACTGCATTGAAGTATACGCACCCGCATTCTGGGCATTGGCATGTTGGTATTCCTCTTGCATTAATCATTTGGGATATCTTTTGGGTATATTTCTTGCAACTTGTTAAATGCTTTTCTAAATCTTTGGATAGATAAATCATTAGGATTTTCTAAATCATATTCTATAGAATCTTTATATTCTAGTAATGCTAGGTGAACCTCTTCTATATATTTATATGCGATGTCACGTGTTTCATTTATGAAAGATAGAAGATGTTCTTTTTCAACAAGTCCTTCGTCTGGTCTTTGACTTAACCGCTCAATGTCCCTGATTGCTTCATTTAGTGCAATAATTAATTGCATATTAAGATTTTTTAATCTAAATATAAATACAGACAAAGATGTTAAGGCAATAAATACAACTAAAAAAATTATAAACTCAAGCATTTTTTACCTCGTGTGTTGGCCAATAATATTTACAAGGTTCTTTGCGTTCAGGACAGCATGGTACATTGTTAAAACTTGTAACTGCATATTGAAACGGCGCATATAATAATGGATCTTTCTTAAATAGATTTGCACGATGAGTAGTTACAATACGCAACAACTTGCTTTCGTCCTGAAAATATTCTGGCATAGTATTGCCCCAATCATCCCAACACATGTCTTTAAGTTTGTTAAGGTTTGCTTCATTGTTTTCAGTCTTAATACCACGAGACTTTGCTTCGGCAATCATGGCTTGTACATAAGACCATAGCCCTCGCTCAAAACCTTTCCACATAAGAACTGCTGGATGATTACGCCAGCCACCTGTAGGAGACTTGCCAGACAATACATTTAATATCTGATAACACTCAAGAATTTGTTTATTAAGACGCTTACTATCTAATATGGCAGCAGAAACATGGTAATCTGATTGTGGTAAAAATGTTTGCATTGTGTAACCTTTCTATATCCAATATTTAATTATAGCAGTTGTGGCAAGAATTGTCCATAGGATATTAAACCAAATAATTGTAGGCAAAGTCTTTACTGTTGATGACCAAATCAGCGCAAGGCTTGACACCACCGCAAATATGTACAGCCACCACCATTGCTTGCCAAACAGAAGGCCTGGAAATATAATACATATTTTTGTCATAAAAGCAAAAAATTCAACAGTGTTTGGTTTATTCCAATATTCTTTATGGAACATAGTCTTGAGTGCAAGATACCACTCTGATTTAAAATTCATTTAATCCCTCCAAAAATTCCCTATGATCAGAACACTCTGCTATTTTATAATTTTGATAATTTCTATAATACTCATGCATTTCTAGACCTTTGCCATAATCTGATGAGTTTTCTAAATAAACTTTGGCAATGTTTTTATTAATTGTGTTATGTGCAGACCCTAAAAAAATCCAACTATAAGATGTCCAGAATGGATCTGAATCAAAAACATTAGGCATCCTATATTGCCATTTATTAATTTTTTCTTGTAGAGTTTTGGGCGCATTTTCATATGAAAATTTTTTCCAAAACTCTGTATCATCTCTTAAAGTCATATAGTGAAAATATATAAAATCAGAAATAGAATTATTCATATCTACTATGTGATTATTATACTCGTCTCTGATTGATTGAGAGTTTTCAAAAATCCATAATGGGTTATTAAACAATCTTGTTAATCCTACAATGCTTACCCAAATAGATGTAGCCTCTAGTGGTTCAACAAAATTTGCTGCTAATCCTATTGCTACGCAGTTATTGATCCACGGTTCTTCGTAGCATCCAGCACTAAACTTAAATCCACCCTTATCTTTTCTTGGGTAGGTTGGCTCATATCCTAAAAATTCTTCTATCTCTTTAACAGCATCTTCTTCAGATATGAGAGATGAATCATATACATAACCACATCCAAATCTTGTTTGGAGTGGTATCTTCCACATCCAACCATACTTCATTGCAATTGCCTCTGTATATGGGGGGATCTTATCTGTCATCTCGATAAAAAATGGAACTGCTGAGTCTACTGGAAGAAAGTCTTTATAACTCTTCCACTTAGCATTGTAAACTTTTCCAATAATAAGCCTATGGAATCCACTACAATCAAAAACAAAATCACATAAAATGTTTTCATTATTATCTAAAGTTAGACTACTTACATTATTATTGCTATCTAATGAAACATTTTTTATTGTTCCATCAATTAGTTTAATGCCTCTTTCTAATCCTATTTCTTTTAATCTATTTGCTAATTTTGTAGCATTAAAGTGTATAGATACCTGACCTACTTTTTTATAATCAAGTATAGGATTTTTTTTAGCAACAAAACCAAAGTCTATTTTTTTGTCTTCTAAAATAAAAGGCACTTTATTTTTTTCTGAAATTTTTTCTGTAAAATCTATTTCTTTTAGATTATCATTTAGTGATATACTTGCCAACATCAAAGAACTATTAGAAAGAAACATGTCAGACATAGGATCAAGTCCCAAATTTCTATCTCTTGTAGAAAACCCATGATAGTAAAAGTCTCCATCGTTATTCCAATTTGTAAACTTAATTCCGTTTTTTATAGTTGCATCACAGTTTTGTATTAAGTCTGACAATGATATATTTAGATGATCAAAAAAATCAACAAGGTACGGAGTAGAACCTTACCCTGCTCCTAAACTTCCTATATCAGATGACTCTATTACTGTTATATTTAAATTAGGATAAGATCGTTGTGCTTTAAGTGCTGTAAGCCATCCAGCAGTACCGCCACCAACAACGACTACACTTTTAGACATTATTCTTCGCCACCTTCACGAACCAACAATACGATTGCTCCGTTATCTTCAAGGGCTTTCTTTGCCCTTACCATATATTCTACAGCATGACGCTTATCTTGGTCTCCCAATGCCATAAAATCTTTTTCAGAGGCTTTAATAGTAATAAAATTATCATTATCTATAATAGTTAGTTTAAATCCTTTAGGGCAAAAATGATTTAAAGATCTAAAAGCACGAGCCATTTCTTGCGTATACACTATTTCCTACCCCATTGTATTTTATTCCATCCACGCTCATGAAAATAATAAAGAATAGTCTTAGTGATAACTTCTAAACTTGCTATACTTGCAGCAACCACTGGCTTTTTAGTAATAAACCAAGATATGACAAATGTATCCGCAGTTCCAACCATTCTCCATGTAATTGCTTTAATAGCAGATCTAGATTTTGTTGCGTTCATGAAGGCCACTCCATATTATTTGGACCATCAGAAATAAACTTCCAGACTTTAGATGCCCATTTCTTTACGCTTTTGCGTAGCCGATATAGCATGAATCTCCGCCCCCAAATCTACTTGTTCAATTTTATACCCGACATCACGGCCATAAACAATGTTGGTAATGTTTGGTAATCTTAGAATTAATGTATTTTTAAAAGGATTGTCTTGTTTGATATACCCTGCCACTTCATCATACATTAGTGGATCTTTTTCAGATGTCTTATAAGTATTTCTTACACCAACTAATACTTGATCAGTTCTTTTGTGTGCCTCGTTTTTAAGAGCCTGATGACCCTCATGCCAAGGTTGATATCTGCCAAGTTGCAGAGTAGTAGGAGCAGACCAATCAAACAAACCACAGGCCTGTATTACTGTGTTTACTTCTTGCTCTACAGTATACCCTTCAAGAATTCTAATATGAAAGTTTATAGGATCTTTCCAAAGTTTGTTAGTGTCCTCAAACCTTCCTTCTTTTATTCTATCAACCCATACAATGATATCGGCAAAACCAAATGCACTTCTAGTCTCATCGTTAGGGCAAACAAAATCTACAATTACTGGAGCAACATTCTGTTTAGCAATTAGTCTTGCCATTTCTCCCATGCGCCTTGCTTGCTCAATTCTATCGGCGGGAGTGAAAGAAAGATCTGAATTAACTGTAGATCTAACCTCATCTGCATTAAGATGAATAGCATTAATTCTTTCTTTTAGTGCCTGTGCAAGTGCTGTCTTGCCAGAACCAGGCAGCCCAATAATTTGTATAATCATTTATTTTCTCCCATAGTCAAATGCTGCCATACGTTAGCCCAGTCTTGTGCTGTTTTATGGTCATTAAATTCTTTAGATGGATTACCAGCATCTAAATATATACCGCCCCAAACTCCATATTCTTTGCTTGATACACCTACAGCAAAGCAAGTTTTTGACACTGGACAATTAAGACATAGCAAATCTATTGCAGGCCTTAAGGCAGCATCTTCTTCATATTTATCAAAAAATAAATTTGTGTCATACTCAAAACATGCTGCTTGATCTTTCCATTTAAGTTTGTGCATGTCCTATTACGAGCCTTTCTGGAATGTCCCAGCCATCCCTGCTTGGCTCAAATCGTCTTTCCATATACCAATTACCCTTAAAGTATACGCCGTACTTAGAAGTTTTTGCTTTGTCTGACCTATATCTATGAACAACAGTCCAGCCATCCCAAAATAATTGCTTACTATTCTGTACTATTTGTTCCATTTCAGTTAGTGATTTAATATATTTCATTTTTTTACCCACCCTCTCGGACACTTTGGATTTATTCTTGTTATTTTATATTCGCTTTTATTTCTTAAACAAACTATGGTAGATACTTTTTTAGTATCTACTATATTATTTAAAACTTTTTGTTGATTAATTTTTTCTGAAATCCAATCCATATACTGATAAACAACTGTTGATAAAGCACCACCACCAGAATCTCCGTTGCCACATCCTGATCCACCACTAGTTACTCCAACTAAAACCCAGTCACCGTTATTTTTATAAAATGATGGGCCACCAGAATCGCCAGCGCATATGGCATATTGTTTTGTTTCGTCTCCAATAATTGAATGACTCTCTAGTGTTGGGGCATTTATTTCATAACTAAACTTTTTGTATCTAGCAGATATATCAATAAAGTATACATTGCCATCTGGCATGGTAGCATATTTTTGACGACCATAACCAAAAAAACGTAAATTGGTATTGTTTAGTTTCAAACTTTCAATCTCTTCTTTGTTTGCTATCTTGACTGAATACCCAGAAATCATGGGCTTTGATAAGATTATAAATGCAATATCTCCAACGGTAGTTCTTATATCTGTTGCATTCCAATAGTTTTTATAGTTTTTAAAAATTATTTCTTTAGCCTGAATTCTTTCTATATCTTTATAAGCATTAGTATTTGGCATTCCAATCCAAATATTTGATGCTTCTCTAGCCAGACTACCGTCCTCAGTATTTGGCTTAGAGACACAGTGCGCTGCTGTAACAACTATATCTTCTTTTATCAAAACTCCACTACAAAAAAATCCTGGATATGATTGACTATATGCAAGGTATACAACTTTAGGATCACCACTATGCATAGTACCATTTTGTATAGCGCTTGCATTTGTTGGCAATAAAGACAATAATACAGTTAATATAATTTTTTTCATTAGTATTTAAATATCCCAACTTCAATATTATTTAATTGCGCTTGTGCAACTAATTTTGAATTACCCTCTTTTGGCTTTGATAAATAAGCAAAATAGTTAATTTCTGAAAAATTTTCTGCAAGCCATGATGGTGCTACTTTAAACATTTTAATTTTTTTACCACGAGACTTCATACCCTTTTCAGAAACATTGGTAAACTCCATAACCATCTTATTTACATTTGCTGGTCCAGCCGAATAGATATAGAAGTACTCGTCATCTACTGGCATGCTTGACAGGGCAACGCCCATGGCACGAAGGAAAACCTGGTAGTCATCAAAACTACTAGTTCCCTGAACCCCAACGATCATCAAAAGCCTCTTCTCTCAATCTATCAATGATGAATATCATTTTATCTAATTGTACCTTATTCATGGTCATTGTGTCAACTATCCTGGTAGTTTCTTTATCAACAGTTCCTTGAACCATATCTGCTGTATAAAAGGTATTGTCTTTAATCCAATAAGCCTGATCGTCCATAATAATAACCTTGATATTAATATTTTTATCATGATTAGATGATTGTCTATTAATCTTTTTAGACCTTTTTTTGGGTCCATTATTATTAAATAGATAATGATTTCTACTTTGAGAGGATTTAATAAATTTTACATTTTTCTTTAATATATCATATTTATACTGAATTCGTACAAATAAATATATAAAAGTAAAAGCAGACAAGAACCCGATTATGTATTCCATCATATCACCAGGACAATTATACTACTCTCTTATAAGACTTCTTTTAATCTCCTTAAGAGTGTGCAACTCATCTTCATTTAACTTAGATATAAATGCAGGATGGAAGGCCTTTTTTGTTAGCCTGACTATAGGATTGCTATCTGTAACATCCATGTCTATCATATCTAATTCCCATAATCTCATAATATGAGAATCAAACATATTGTTTACTTCTCTATGAAGAGCAGGGCTAACATCCTTTAACTTGTCCGTAAAAGTGTATAACATTTCTCCAGTTTCAGAATCTATGGCTACTGGCTCTACTGCACCGCTTAAAATTAAATCATCTATATTCATATTAATTTCTTATCCTCCAAGTCATCGATTGTGGACCACGCTTACTCAAAACAAAAAGGTGGTGTTTAAATTGATCTTCAAGTTCAACATAAAGTTCAGGAGCAATCTCCTTTAATTTATCGTTAATAGTATAGTATGTTTCTCCAGTATCGATATCAATATCTGAAATTTCTATACCGCCCTGTAAAATCAAATGCTCAATTAAGGCATTTGTTCTAGCGTTCATTTATTTTCCTGACTTTTTTCTTTGTGCAGCAAGTGCAGCAAAGTCTTTTACCTTAGTATCTCCAAGGTATCCCCAAGCATATCCGTCTTCAATCATGTGATCATTAACAGATACGGTATCGCCATCAACGTATAGCCAACCTAAGATACGACCATATTTTTCTGATGAATCTGGCTTTTCTGTTTTAATTACTACAAGTTTAGCATCTTTTAGTTTGGATTTCAAGTACTCTTTTGATTCAAGACCTAAAGTTTTTTCAAATTTATCTGATGTGCGTGATTCTGGTGTGTCAATTCCAGCAAGCCTTACTCGTTGTGAAAATGAAACATTAAACCCAAGATCAATATCTACGTCGATGGTATCTCCATCTACGACTCCTGTTATTTTTTTTACTCTATACTCATACATAATTTTCTCCTTTTATATATTATAGCAGTTCTTCTTTTGGCATTATGTCAATTAATAAGTGCACTCTATCTATATCACTATTATTTTCAACAAAGTGCGGTCTTGAGTTATTGATTTCCCAACACTCCCCAGACTGCATGCTTATTTTTTCATCCCCTACGCCAAAGAATACATTGTCTGATGTTACTATTGGAATATGATTTCTTCTAGAAAGCATAAGATAGTCTCCAGAATCAAAATGAATTGATATATTTTCTTTTGCTTTTAACTTAATTAGTAGGACCATGCCCCTAATTCCGTTGTGTATTTCTTCTAAATTTTTTATAATAGGCTCTAATAAATCAATTAATTTAGAGTCTTTTGATTCTTGATTTACAGAAAAACTCTCTCCACTTTTCCAGAGCAGATTAGCCCTATATACAAAATAAGAAACGGTATCCTTATGAACCTTATAGTTATCTTGCCTTGATGTATCTAGTAGCCACTGATCAGAAAAGTCTAAGATATGATTTTTTATATCGCTAATATCATATACTGAATGCTTTCTAAAATTAAAGTTTTCTTGAGTTTTTCTCATTTACAAGACCTCACTATTAAAATCTGTGCTGTAATCAAATAAATCAAAATCATTCTTATAAAATGTTTTAACAATATCTACTGCATCCCCTGTATAATCATTTAGGTATGACTGTTTGCTATAAGTCCCAAGATTATACCTGTCTAATTTCCAGCCTAGATCTGACTCTAATTCTTTTAGGTTTTCAAATTTATATATTTTGGTTACCTGAATATTATTATGCGAGTCAACAACATACCACGACATGGGGATGTGTAGCAGTGGTGTGGTCTTAGATATATTATTATTTAAAATATTACTTAAGTATTCTATAAAAGAGATTTTAGTACCATTTGTTTTATTGTATTGATGATAGGCACTGTATGCTCTTGTATATGGATTTCTTACTACAGAAAATGAAAATATTTTATCATCTATATTATTTTCTTTTTGCATGTAAAAAAACGGATCATGATGCCTTGGATATTCTCGTTTCCAATTATCTAAACCATTGTCTTTTAATATTTTTAAAATAGAGGAGCCAGCAGTTTTGGGTATATGGATATGCAAAACACCATCATAGTCCTTACCCAAAACATTCATTACTAGTTAGCGCTTCCGACTGCCCTGTTTTCCTGAAGACGTTCTCTTTCGTCTATGACACTTTCCATATATTTCATCATATTGTCATAACCAATTGCGTTGTCCATTGCCTTGTCGTAATGATGACCACAGAATAACAAATCTGAACCGTTTTTACCCAAAACCTTTACATAGGCTTGAGCACTACACCTATCGCATCTATCTCTGGCATCAAGAAGCCATACCTTTTCTTCTTGTTTATTCTTTAGCATACTAAACATATTATACCTTTCTATTATCAGTTTTATAAAAACCAGAGCCGTTGAATGTGACTCCTATATTAGAGTATACACGAACTAGTTCCTTATTGCAAGTATCACATTTATACCCTGGATCTTCTTCGTTCATGCCTCTAACTTTGGTATATCGCATAGCACAGGCCATACAATCATATTCGTATGCTGGCATAGCCTTTACTTCTTTTTCTTAGCCTTTACTTGCCATACTGGTAAGTTGACATTGTCGCCAGACCATTCATAGCCAAGTAATTTAACCACAAATTTAATTATTTTAATTCTCATTATTTGATTTTCCTTAACCACTTATTGTTCCAAATTCTTTCGAAAATATAATAACCAACAAGTTCCCATACTAAGTACAACATAAATCCTACGCTAATTGGCTGCAAGTATTCATACTCCCATTCGCCAGTAACTAGGTAGATAGCATAAGACCATATCAAAGTAGCAACTGTTATATGAAATGCAACATAACTTACTGCTTTCATAGAACTTCTTTTTCTGCTTGCAACATACTTCCATCAAGTGTCATAGCACCAACACCAGTTGCACCGTCTACACATGCTGGAAACCCAACTTTATCCTTAAGTCTATCGTTTCCTGTAGCAATAAATGTAGGAATATTTTGAGTTTGTAGAGATTTGATAGCATTAGATATAACTAAATCTGTAGGACAGGTCGTCCAATTAACTCTTGACTGGCTTACTGAAACTGCATCAATACTATATTTAGATGCATTTTTAGATACCCAATTCATAGCATTAGTAAGATTTGCTCCAGAATTTAAAGTTCCTCCAGTTGAAGTCACATTAGCAATTCTAACAAATACAATCTTAATGTTTGAATTAGTAATATTTGATGCAGTTACCATTTTTAGACCGTGGTAAATTGGATGAGAAAAGTTTGTTGATGCTGCCCATACAGGCGAATTAGCAGATCCTTTGCCCTCCATAAAATTAGTTTTATTTAGGCATGACTTATTATCTGTAAAACATGCCTCATAAATAACTGATGGGAACTTACTGGAGTCAATTGCCGTGTCAATAATTGCAACCACTCTTTCGTCGTTTGCTTTTGCAGCCTGCATAGGTGCAAAAATTGTTACTGCTGATAGTACTGCTATTAGTATTTTTTTCATTGTGTTACCTTTCTGTTAGATGAATATTCTTAATACATGTTCGCATGGGTCGCCTCCTGCTTCCCACTCTTCTATTTCTTCTTCACTCATATACTGATAACCACCGTCATGTGTGTGGCAATAAGGGTCACTTATCCAGCCTCTTTCGATACCGTTTTGTAACCAAACACCAAATTCCTGCTCCTCTGGAGACAGATCCTCAATATCCATATGATTCATATATTTAGTATACACTTAAATGCTTAGGATGTCAATAGGACCTTTGCAAGACATAGAGTGATTAATAGCAGCATTTACTGCAAGTACCGCTCTTTTCCTTGCGTCCTTTTGTTTTTGTGTTGAATATAATGATCCTAATGCTAAATCTGAACCAGACCCCATAGCAAGATAATCTTGTTCATACTGAGTTAATGACATATCTCCAGCATTGTGTTCATATATTTTTCCACGAACACAGATAATCATTCCAAAATCTGATGACGGTGAAGTATCAACCCACCAACCTTCGTAAAAGTTACGAAGTGCTTTTAAAAATTTGCTATACATAAACTTATCAATGCTGCCACGACCTTCAAAAACTGGTGGTACAAATAAATGTTTTATCCTATCACCATCCATAGATCCAGCATACCCAAATAGATATCCTTCTTTTTTCCATATCTTAGGACTTGATGATACATTAATTACATTATCATCAGAGACACCACGATCTCCTGCCATCCATAGTTTATTATTTACTTTATCACGCACAACTGCTATACAAGTCATGGTAGCCTTTCTGATAGTTTATATCAGTATATCAAATCAAAAATATTTTGTCAACTATTACTTTACTTCTTGTCCACATGTTGGACAAGTTTTTATTTTAGTTGGCTTAGGCTTAACAGCCTTATCAGTAGTTTCTGTAGTATTAGATTTTTCTACTGACTTTCCGCCAAACTTAGGTCGACCAAATCCTACGATAGAAATCTGAACTCCTGCTTTATTTTTCTTATA